ATTTCGGTGGGGTCGTGACCCAGCGCCCGCCATTTCTCCAATTTCCCCAAAAGGGATTTGATCGCCCGGTCTGTAACTGGAGCCCGTTTTTTCTTCCGCATCTCAAGGAACGCGCCCCAAGCGTCAGCGTCAACCCAATCCGGCAAAGCCACGCCAGTGGCTTCTTTCTTACTTCTTTCTTTACTGCTTAACTGTTTAACTGCTTCTTCTTTGTCCCGCTGCTGTCCCGCTGCTGTCCCAAGATCACCTAATTCATTGTCCTCGCTACTGTCTCGCTTTGGCATCCCGACAACCTGGAAGTCATTGTATTTTCTTATAAAATATACTTTTTCGCCGTCCCGAATAGTGTCCCCAATGGTGTCCCTATTTTTTAGCGCCTTTAATGCGCGTTCAACACGGCTTTTGGACCATTTCCAACGCTGGGCAAGAAACCGAACCGAGAAACAAAATTCTCCACGATGTAGGGTCACACCGCCATGCGCGCCGCGAACCCTAGTTGTCTTCCACGCTGCGGCACCAACAAGCCATATCCAAGCCTCCCGTTCCGAAAACTCACAATCGGCAAAGTCTGGGTCATCCCAGATGGCACGCGCGACAGCAAAAACCCCCCCATTTGCCATTTAGGTAGGAGATCCTTCCGCCTCAGTTATCTTGCGCCAAGACACTCCGCAAAAGTATTTCCAGCACGAATTTCCGCCATAGGGGAATTTGGCCGAAGCAATCTCCATCGCCTCAATCACCTCTTCGTAACTGAGACGGTCGATAAACCTCTTAATGGTCAAGAAATCCCGCTTTGGCCACGACGTTGCGTCCGGCCAGCCAACTCTAACAACATTCCAGCAATCATTTTCCTGGCGTATCTTTTGCGCCTGAATTACTCGCCGGAATCCTTTGAGCTGTTTTTCACGTTCAGAAATCAGCGCTGCCTTGTCAGAAAGCGATTGTGGTATTGCGCTGAGCGGGACTGCGTTCTTGCCATAATTGCAATCTCTACAAGAGGTTGTGAGATTGTCGCGAGAGTTGTCACCCCCGTTCGCAATTGCAATAATATGGTCTACATTCAAAATGATATCTGGCGGGTGCCGTCCGCAATATTGGCAGACAAACCCGTCTCGTTTGAATATCTCGAAGCGAGTTCGTGTTGAAATCGGTTTGCGCGCACTGGCGCTGCCTTTAGACATAAAAAACCATCCACTCAGTTATGGAAAATCGGCCGGGCCGAGAGCGGATGACACCGGTCCCGGCCAGATTCCCTACGCCGTCGGCAGCAACTCCGACTTGTATAAAATACTACATTTGGACGGGATTTTGCAATGAAATCCCAAGCTTCCCGTTATTCGCAGATGTTCAACGGTTCATCATTTTTATGCAACGTAGCCCATATCATGCCGGTGCTGGGCATGGCGCTGACGTTTTGTCGGGATCGCGTCGAGTTTGATTTGATCCACCTCGCGGCGCAGTTCGATATGCAAGGCAACCGCCTTTTTGGTCTTGCGCGAGCGTCCGTCCGAAATCCATTTCTTGGTCATGTCCCTACCCCTTTGCAGCGTAACGGTTCTGAATCATTGGACGGACGTATCCGTGCCGGGCTGGCCACAGTCGGGGTCTGGACGAAAACCCGCCTGGGTGCCTCAGGAAAGCCGCCTGAGGCCCGTGTCTTGCGCAGGTGTACCGCTAGCCATTCGCGGGCCTTCTGCCGCTCCTGGGCCTTGATAAAGCCCGCACGATTGGAAACAGCCTTGATGGATCGTCCGGTCATGTCGGAGATGTCGCGGTAAGCCGCCAGCCGCTCATTGCGGGGTAGCGCCGAAGCCGCAATTACCCATTCCAGCTCATGGGGTGCCCAAGATAGTCGGATTGGCTTGCCGTGGCGGTCAATCATGGTCCTATTCTCCCCGTTGCGATACTGACGTATCCAGCACCCATCTACCCCACCGATCTTTCCGCCAATCCGCTTCGCTCCACGGCCACCAGTTCCTATCCCGCCAGCGGATCAAGTCCGATTCAGAACGCCATGGATACCAGCGAAGGAAGGTGTAGAGGCGGCGCATTGTGTATCCTTCAGGATTTCTTCTTTGCATTAGCGGAGATGAACCTATCGGCAGCGTCTGGACGATGCTTACGGGTTTTCCGTCCCTTCGTGGACGCAATATCGCGAATCCATGTAGGCGATCTACCAGCCATTTTCTTCTGCTCTTTCGTGAGCTTCGCCATATACGTTCCTCAGGTTTCGCCGTTAAGGATTGAAAGGGCGACAGTCGGAGCGCCGCCCTCTAGGGTCTCAGTGGCCCGCGCAATTATGTCCCGATAGGCCGCGAGGCGTTCTCCAGTCTCCGCGAAGTCCTGCCAACTGATCGTCACTTCGTCCGGGATCGGACGCGCGCCGCGATAGAACAGATCGCCCAGATCGCAACAGGTAACGGCAACAGCTTCGCCGCTATCGGTGCGGTGGAATGGGTCACGTCCGCAAAATGGACACATGGTCATGGCTCCCCTAGTATTGCTTCTTGCCAAAGCGACCGCGCAGTTGCAGATCACGCTTGAACAGCGGGATGAAGCCGAACAGATACCAACCCTCCATCTCCCATTCGAGGGGGCCGACCTTGCTCTGCTGTATCCATCTTTTGTGGATGATCATTTGTTGCTCCGCTACCGCGACTTCGCGGCTTGACGTTCCAGCTTGCGCCGCTGTTGGCGTGTAAGGGGCGCGGGCTTCTGCGGCGGTCCCGCTTCCGGCTTCGGCCCTTCAATGTCGTAATTTCTGGCACGCTTAACCTGCACGTTCTTTGGGCGGTCTATAGTCACCAGCATTTCGGCCATGCGAGGGTCGCCATAGATGGCGCGCAATGCCTTTTCGCGCTCTGACAGATGCACGGGATCAATGTCGATCACCAGAAGTGTTCGCGAGTATCAGTCACGGCCATGGCTCCTTAAATGGTTTCTCAAAGAAGAACTTCTGTTACCCGAATATCCGATGCGCGCCGGTTGAAAACGTCACCTGTGCCAGCTTAAGTCGGTCCTGTTCGCTGAGTTTGGCCCCACCGATAAATGGCTGGTGCGTCTTCTTGTGATGAAAAACGCAGTACGGCGAATTCTGTTTGGTCTGATGCCCACAGATGCGCCAATCTCCATCTGATGGATCGCCATGCAGATACCGGCAAGAGTTGTTAATCCGGTCGGGGAAATCATTCAGCGGTCCCATCGGTTCTGGCTCGGGTTCATCGACATTCTGCACGATGCGCAACGCGGGCTTCTTCGCCGCATGGGATTTCGCATTGTATGTCTCAACTCTAGTCGCATGGGTGCATACCAAAAGTTGGGGATTGTCTCGCTTGATCCGATTGAGTTTACTCAAGATGGAATTTCGCGTGACAGATGCCCCGATCCCCTTTGCGGTTTGCCCCGCTGATAACCCTTGGTTATGAAGATCAACAACCCGGGTCACAAGACTTTCAGTCCAAATGGAATCCATGTTAGCCCCCGTTATGATATAAGTTCTTTGCGCCACGCCAATACATGGCGTTCATAGCTTTTCCGCTGCCATGGGCTCGCCTCGATCATGGAAGTTCCGGCTCAACCGAAATATGGCACATATCGCAATTGCCAAACGATGCCGTCACGGATGCAACGTAGTCGGAACGATCATCGATCAGAACGCCCGCGCGCACAAGCAAATCGAGGGCGGCTTTGATCCTATTGTCACAATCTCCGCGCATGGTTCTTGGCAGCACGATAGAAACCTTTGCCCGCCTGCCGATGGCGCGTGCGCGCTGCGCCAGCAACGCCTTTAATTCACCGCGTATCCAACCCTTATAAGCAGCGGTCTTTATGCGTCCGCCAGCGCGGGAATTGGCGTACATTTTATTCGCGCTTGGTGGGACGGAGACAATGTAAGTTGGCATATATCAGGCCGCTTGGGAGCGGGCGAAATTTCCCAGCGGCGTGCCTTCCAGAACACCCCAGTACAATTCGAAAATTGCCTCAGCCTCCTGGCGCTTCACCGCGTCGATCTTGCGCTCGCGGATCACGCGACGCAGCGTCTTGGTGCAAAGGCCCATGTTCTGCGCTTCGGAATAGACATTTGAAATATCGTCAGCGATGGCGTCCTTTTCCGATTGCAGCCTCTCGATCCGGTCAATAAAGGAACCGATCTGATCTTTCGCGGCTATGGGTTGGATGACGGGTTTTGTCTTCGGCATGGGTATGTCCTTTCGGGGTTGTGGTTGTAGGAATTACGGATAGGGCACATCTACCAAACATCTTCTGAATGAAGATGGCGAGCGTTCAGCGCAGGGGCCTTAAGCTGACCGGCCTTAATGGCGATCCGCATTGCCGGTTCTCGGCGCACGAAACGCCCATGGCTCGTGAGAAAGCCTTGTGTGCAGAACAGCACTTCGTCAACGCCGAGACTGTCCATAATGAACCGCGAAACATCGGTATGCCGCGCTGGGCGGTCGAGAGAGAACACACTTCCCTTGAACAATATCGCGGCCTTGTCGATTGTCTCTTGTGGTGTGTCTAAGATCTGCATCCATGGCTCCGTTAATCCGTGGTTTCCGCGTGGCGCATGGCCTCGCGCAAGTCTTCGTCAGAAATGCGGTAAGTCTTCGCTGCCACGAAACCACCCCATGGCTTGCCGCCCGCAATGCGAATGTCGTTAAGGTACATCACGCCCATGCCGCCATCTTTGGAATGAACACTGTTGCCAATTTCAATCTTGTGTACTTTAGACATTTCCAGTCCCCCTATTCTTTCCAAGCAAAAACGGCGCAGAACGAAAGCATCGCCACGATGGCAATGACTGTTCCCGGATGCGCGGTGCATGTCTGCATGATCTGGTGTATGGTCATAGATGCAGCGTCCTTTCAGTAGCGGTGATTATTCCGATACCCTGCGGTAGTCCTTGACACACTTAAGGCCCAAAGCTTTGAGAATCTTGCTGCCAGGATCGCGCCTGCCGTTCAAGACATCGCTGACATAGGCGGGGGATAGAGCGTTTTTCCTCGCCCAATCAGCAGCGGTCGGCTTGCACGAAGCCAGAAGCAGTTTTCTTACACCTTCAATGGTCATTTATGCTCCTATCGCAGAACAAATTTTGTGCGCGGCTTACGGCTCTTGCCGCCTGACCGCCATACCAGTTTCCAGATGCCGTATCGGTTTTGCATGACGCTCCTCATGCGTGAGCGGCCATGATTGACCGCCCTATCACTTCCGCCATGTGCGGCGGGTTGCTGTCTCCCAGTGCCTCTATGCGCTCGCGACGTTCGTGAACCCCTTCGGCACGCCAAGTGTCCACTCCAAAAGCAGGGATGGTATCCGGGTTCCAATCACCTCGGGCATGGGCTGACCTCTTGACGCTTTCAACCTCCCGTGGGATCGCACGCCAGGCGACCTCCAATCGCGGCAGACTGGCGCTGGCAACCAAGAACACTCGCCTGCGAATATACGGCGCACCAACGTCGCAAGCGCCGAACTCAAATCTGGCGACGTGGAAGCCAGCACGGGAAAGACTGTTACCGGCTTCGGCTTCCCACCCCGCGTTTCCCGGGGGCTGCTCCACGACAAACCATTCTGCGCCCACGTTGATCCCGATGCGTAGCATGTCAGGCCAGAGCGTTTCACCTGTTCGATTGCCGGTAATAGCGGAAGCAACGCTTGTCCGCTGACAAGGCGGCCCTCCAATAATAATTTTTGCCGGCAATCCATCGAATGTCCTCACGTCATCAAAGACTGGTGTTTGTGGAAAATGGTATTCAAGCCGCGCCCTGCGCCAAGCACTACGCTCACAGAATGCAACCGTCTTTATTCCCGCGCGCCCAAAACCGACGGCATGGCAACCAACGCAGGAAAATAGGTCAAGACTGGTTAGCACTCAGGGCTCCATTACCGAATGTTGATGCATCGAGTGGTTTACGGAGCGAACGCCTCAAGTGCCCGATTGCGATCATTCACAACAAGTGCGTGCGCTGACATGAGGAACCCGATTGGATCATCACCGCCGCCGACAGTTCCGCCAGTTGTCTCTATGATGTAGTCAGCAACCCGTTTCTCGTCTGCGGTGTATGGCTGTTTGTCAAAATCTCGTTCTGACATTTTATACTCCGTAATAAGTATCGCCTCTGACGATAGATCGAAAATAAATCCCGGTCAACCACAAATTAGCGTTGACGCATATCAATATGATGGTCTAACTTATCTCCGTCACTGTTCACCCAGCGACATGCGGCCAGTTCCTTCCCTTCCCCCGCAATAGGGACTGGCCGCCATTTTATGGATACAGAAACCCGTGAGGACGCAAATATGAACTTCCAAGAAGCCAGAGACGCATTTGCTGGGCTGGCAAAAGAATTCGGCATCGAGCCGTATTGGATTGATGTCAATCTAAACTTCGGGTGGGTGTGTTCAGGCCAGAAAGAGCCACTTATCTGCCGGGTTAGCCCTGTCGGCTATACCGGAAAAGGTGACGATGGCACATTTCGCGTCTTTGCCGATGACTTCGATACTCTTCTGGAAAAAACTCGTAAGCAATGGCACGTGACTGTTGTCGAAGTTGTCAATAAGAAAGTTCGGGACATGGCCATCGCCATTATCCGGGCTACTGCCGATCATGGTCGCTGCACCGATGTTCTATTGCGCCGGGCAGGATTTAGCGCCGATGACATCAAAACCTACGCTCAACGGGCACAGAAAGAGGCCGATTCTATCGCATCAAACGGGCCATTCAAAGTTGTTTTTGGTGAAAGCAATGGCGGACCGGATGCTGATTAGCCCTTACCTTCTCATACCGCTGCGCACTTTGGCGAAAGCGCGGGACGACATCGCCAAAAACAAATCAAAGAGGTGATCATATGAACCATTTGACCAAGATGGACGAACCGACATTGCCGGGCCTTCCGGAACCAGATGCGCCTTCCATGTTCGAGCTGATTATGCGGGCGGTGAAAGACCCCGCCTGCGATCCTACCAAAATGGCGCAGTTATTGGAATTGTCCCGCGAAGTCCGTAAGGATGACGCCAAGGCCGCTTATACCGCTGCCATGGTGAAGATGAAGCCTCTACTGCCGGTCATCGACCGCAAAGGCCGCATCGTCATTCACGAAAAAGGAATGCCGAAGACCGCCGCGAATATCACCCAATCGACGCCCTACGCCCTATGGGAAGATATTGACGCCGCGATCACGCCTATTCTGGCTTCCCATGGCTTTGTCCTGACGTTTCGCTGTGGTGCCGGGCCCGAAGGCCGCATCACTGTGACGGGCGTTCTCAGCCATGAAATGGGCCACAGCGAAGAAACCACCATGACGCTGCCTCTGGACACTTCTGGCAGCAAGAACAATGTCCAGGCTGTTGGGTCCAGTACGAGCTACGGCAAACGCTATACTGCCGGACTGTTGCTGAATCTGCGAACCAAGGGTGAAGACGATGACGGAAAGGCCGGTGGTGATCCAGGTCCCATCAGCGACGAACAGGCCGAACGTATCTTGGAATTGCTGACCAAGGACAAGGCCGATGTGCAGAAATTCTGCGCTTATATGAAAATCGCTAGCCTCGTGGAATTGCCAGCAAAAGACTATGCCCGCGCCATCGAAGTCATCAATACCCGTAGCCAAAAGACGAAGGGACAAAAGCCATGATAGAAGTCATTGATTGCGTTCAAGGAACGCCGGAATGGTTTGCTGCCCGCTGCGGGCTTCCTACCGCATCCAATTTCAGCGCCATTCTGGCCAAAGGCGAAGGCAAGACCCGCAAGGCGTATCTCAACAAACTGGCGGCGGAAATCATTACCGGCGAACCGGGAGAACAGTTCACATCCCAGGTCTTGGAGCGCGGCAAGGCAATGGAAGCCGAGGCTCGCGATCTTTATGCCTTTGTCCATGATGTGCCACTGACCCAAGTGGGCTTTATCCGTAATGGCTCGAAAGGTGCCAGCCCCGATTCACTAGTTGGTGCCGATGGCGGCCTCGAAATCAAGACCACACGGGGTGATCTGCTGATTGAAATTCTGCTCAAGGATGAGGTGCCACCTGAACACAAGGCCCAAGTTCAGGGCAATCTCTGGGTGTGCGAGCGCGAGTGGTGGGATGTGGTGGTCTATTGGCCCAAAATGCCGCTATTCAAAAAACGCGTGGTTCGTGACGAAACCTACATAGCCAACTTAGCGTCGGAGGTTGACCGCTTCAATGAAGACTTGGCAAAACTAGTAACCGACATCCGCAAATACGCATGAGGGCCGCGATATAATGCGCTTCTGGGCAATCCGTGTTGGCCATAGCTTAGTCCCAGCGGATAGCGAATCGCTGGCGGAATTTGAGAAACTGCCGTTTGAGAAACCTTTGCAGGTGGAAGCCAAGCAGCCGCGTAATCACAAACACTCGCGGTTATTTTTCAAACTTTGCTCCAGGATCGGAGCGGGAATTGGAAAGAGTACAGAATGGGTTGAGAATGCTTTCAAGGTCGAGACTGAGCATTTTATACACTATTCATATGGCGGCAAAGATCATATAATTTTGCAGTCCATAGCATTCCAGAATATGGACCAAATAGCATTTCGGGAATTTTTCGAGCGCTGTATCCAAATCACATATGAGCGCTGGCATATTGATCCAGCTTCGGTTGCCGATCTCTTGGCTCCGAATGAAGACCAGAAACGCAGATAATCACTTTGAAATGGATATATTTTCATGGTCGCGCTGAATTTCCAGGAACAGTTTGCCGATGACGTAGAGGAAGGTCGAAAGCGCCGGTCCATCCGCGCGCCGCGAAAGGATGGGCGCGACCCAAAGAAGGGCCGGCCCCTAACCCTCTATACCGGGATGCGGACAAAGGCTTGCCGCAAGTTGGGCGATACCATTGTGGCGCGCGTCCGTCCGGTGGAGATTAACCATACCGGTATCGTGTTGGATGGGAAGCCGCTCTATGCCGGTGATGCGCCAGCCTACCAAGGTGGTCCTGATGCGGAAAGCTATGATGGCGACTTTGCCCGCGCCGATGGCTTCGATAGTTTCGGAGACATGGCGGATTGGTTTGAGCAACAACATGGCCTGCCGTTTCGGGGAAATCTGATCGAATGGCCTGATCCCAATTCTTACCCATAGAAAGTTAGCCTCATGACACACAGCATCTTACCGCCAATCACAACCCATGACCTTGAGCAGCTTTTGGAGCAAAAGATTGCCGCCTGTCGCGTCTGGGAAAAATCCCATCAGCACGCCAATGAGATTAGCTGCGCCGAAAATCTGCCGGAACGGGTTTTGCGGGATATTGCCGCCAGGATCGCGTGGGAAGCGCGGAGTGCGGCGGAAACGGCTTATGAAGATGCGCTGCAACGGTATGTGGGGCAGAAGTGAAACAGCCTGACCGTCCCAAGCGTCGTGCGATACCAATTGCCGTTAAGCGGCAGGTTTGCGCTCGCCAAGACGGTATTTGCAAATGCGGGTGCGGGATGGTCGTATCCGAAAAGACCAAGACCGGGACGAAATTCGATCACAGGCCGCCGCTTCGCTTACGCAATATCAGTGCTGACGGTAAAGACTATGATCCGCACCAGCACAGTATAACCCATATAGATGCGGTGTGCAGAGAAGAACATGACCGTCGCACGTATGGTACTGGAGCGACCGTAGCAGGAACGGATACCGGATTTATCAAGAAAGAGCGCAAGAAATACCGAAAACCAAAGCCCAAGAAAAAATGGCCAAACCGTGGTATAATCTGCGGGAAAACGAGTTGGCCGAAGCGGGCGTTTCAGAAGAAGACGAAGGGATAAGGGAGCAAATCTTGCCAAGAACAGTCGGATGGTATTCCAAGGGCGCTGCCAGCGCGGTGATGGTTAAGCTAGAATTGCTGGACGGCCCGTTGACCATCGCGTCCTGTGACACGGGCGCGGAGCATGAGGACAATCATCGCTTCCAGTCGGACTGCGAAAAGTGGTTCGGACAAAAGGTCGAGGTTTTGAAGAACCCCAAATATGACAGCACATGGGACGTTTGGGAAAAACGCAAATTCATTTCCGGCCCAGCAGGTGCGCCATGCACCGGGGAGCTTAAAATCTCCCCACGCCTTCTTTTCCAGCGACCGGATGATGTTCACCTGTTCGGCTACACTAACGACAAGCGGGACATTGAGCGCCTTAAGAACCT